TTGACTCTGCTGTTAACACAGTTGCACCATCTAGTTCAAGTGGACACCAAACTGAGTACTTCTGTTACCTAACAGCTTCAGGAACAATTCTTGAAGGTCAACAGTCTGCATTAAGAATCGAAGCTGAAAGAAACATTCTTTCTAAGCAAGATGTTATGTCAGTTGATTATCATACTGCGTATCACGTTATGGGTACTAAGTGGAATGATGCTGCTGATAACCCAACAAATGCGAACTTAGCAACAGCTAACAAGTGGGCATTAACATATGATGCTGACTTAATCCCATTAGTTCAGTTAACAGTTAACACACCTCTTGATACTTCAACTTATTAATCGTATTATTAAGTTGCAAAGCAAAGCGGTAAAAAACCTCATCAATTATTGGTGGGGTTTTTTCTTTACGCTACAATAAAACTAAATTACTTTATAAATCGTGGCAGCTACTATAGACGCAACATTATCTGGAGCTAATGCTAATAGTTATGTCACATTAGCTGAAGCAAACGCATACTTTGAAACTGTCCCAAGTTCTACTCAATGGGATAACAAACAAGATGACAAAAAGAATAGAGCATTAATAGCAGCAACTAGATGGATTGACAGCTTTGTATTCTTTGGAGATAGATGTGATCATGGACAGGCTTTAAAGTTTCCAAGAAATAATTATCAGGTAGATGATGTAGAACTAGCTTGTACTGCAATCCCAAATAATATTAAATACGCACAATATGAATTAGCCAGAGCATTGGCAAATGATACAGATGCAATGACAGGAAATGTAGGAACAAGTGGAAATATTGCAGAGGCAAAGTTAGGTGATTTGGAAGTTAAATATAATATTGCAAGTCAGGGAACTGGTTCTGTTAATAATATTATGGATGTTTACCCGTGGCTTCAAAGTTATCTTGGAGCGTATATGATTGGTGGAGCAGGAACTTTTCAGATGAGAGCAGTTCGAGGATAATATGTCATTAATTGATAGTACTTTTCAAAGTTTACCTAAGCAATTATTAGATAGTTTTGGTATTGATGTGACCTATATTAAGACTGCTACATCTCAGACATATAATACGACTACAGGAGAAGTAAGTGGATCTGATACGAATATTGAGATGAAAGCGATTATAAGTAATGTTTCTGGATCGGTTTATGAAGGTACGAGCCAAACAAATGATTTAAAAGTAATTTTTGGTAATGATGAATTAGGAACATATTATCCAAAAGTTAAAGATAGGATTCAATATGCAGAAGATGGAGTAAATAAAGTTGCAAGAATTATTAGTATTAATACATCGAGGGGAGATAATCCTATACTTCATACAGTTATTGCGAGGCCACAATAAATGGCAAAACCTAAAAATGATATTCCAGATTTAAAAAAAGAAGTTAGTAGATGGACAGCAACAGTAGTAAATAAAGGTGTTTTACCTGGAGTTGAAGATGTTGTAAGACAATTACAGTTTAAAGGGCCATCCTGGACAGGTTTATATTCAAATTCGTGGCAAATACAAGTAGGAAATGAAAAATCAACAGGAACTCGTAGACAAGGAGAACCTAAACCAGTTAAAGCACCGAAAATGAATGTTCGATCTATTCGAGAGGGAAGAATAGCTAAAGATGAAATAAGAATACAAATAAGAAATTTAGCAAGAAGTAGAAAATATGCTCAAGATGAGAAATTAGGTAGATTTAGAAGAGGATTTGCTGGTAGGAAAGAAATAGGAAATGAGCCTAAAACAAATTTAGGTAAAAGTGCAGGAAAGTTTCAACAAGCGACTTCAGGAAGAAAGGGTCTTACAAAAAGATGGGATATTGGAGGAGGCAATCCACAATACTTTTCTAGCCAAACTGCTCCAAAGGATTGGTTTAAAACCTTTACAAAAGCAGGAGTTTTAGATCAGATAGTAAAACTTGAACTTGGTAAAGGTGTTAAAAAAGGTAAAAGGAGGTTTTTAAAATGAATTATCAAGGAATTAGAGCGGAATTTGAAACACCAATCAAAACAGCTTACGCAGCATTATCTCCTGCCGTGCCAGTATTTTTTGATAACTTTGGGGATGTTGTATCAGATGCAGATAGTGAATTTGTTTATGTAAATATTCAATTTGGAGTAACAACTGAAATTGGTTTAACTGGTTCTTTAGATAACGTAAGAGGAATTGTTACAGTAAGAGCATTTGCAGAAAAAGATAAAGGGCCAGCTAGAAGTCAAACTTTGATTAATACTGCATTTACCAGTATCGAGACAATAAACAATACAGGGCAACCTACAAGCGGTATTCATGTAAGAACTGGAGAAGTTACTGGGCCTAGTTTTGAAGATGATAGACCTTTCTTTGTATCAACAATCGAAACAAATTTTCAAGCTACAGTAATTTCTTGAATCTTTGCTGTAATTCACGCTATCCTATAGACATATCGGGTAGTACCCGTATGTTCAAACCTTAGAATTATTTATCATGGCTACAGTTCTATCGGGTACTTCGGGAGCGTTATATTATTCTCCTGCTGGTACAAGTGTAACAACTCTTGCAGCATCAGCTTTTCCTTCATCAGGAGGAAATATTACTGTAGGATCTCAGTTGGGTTACAAAGTTAACGATACAGTAACACTTGCATATCCATCAGGAGCAACATTAACTAACTGTATTGCAGCAGGAGATCATTTTGTAAAAACTTATGATGCTTCAACTGGTGTTATGACACTTTCTGCAACAGCAGGAGGAGCAGCGTTAACAGCTTCAGCAGCACCTACTTTTACAGCAGGAACTTTTGCAAGCATTACATTTACGACACCATTAGTTGTTGGATCTGTAAGAGAATGGAGTTTTGAGATAACTAGAGCAGAAATTGACGTAACAAGTATTGGTCAAACTGTTACTCAAACTGCACCATTTAGAACCTTTATCTCAGGTTTTGCTGATGGTAGTGGTTCTGCTAGTGTTTATTCAACAGATGACGATACACTTCTATCCAGCAGAATGGTTGAGGATGTTATCCAACGTCAACAAGCTGGTGCAAAAGTTAGATTGTACATTGATCGTCAGATGAGTGGTGCTAACGTAGATCAAAACGCAAGTAGATCAATTTTGGCAGACATTATTCTTACTTCTGCAAGTTTCAACGTAAACCCAGATGACGGACAAGTTGTAGAGATAGCGTTCAGACCTAGTGCTGCTCCTACATTCGACCTATCTAAATCTGCTTAGTTAAATTAGCATAACTTAACGAACCTCAGATTATCTGGGGTTTTTTCATGTTTTGCATTAGAATATCAATATATTAATTTTATTTTATGGCAAGCAATCTATCAGCATTGGATCGTTTAAGAAAAGCTGCAAATCTTGAACCGAGGAAAAAAGAAGTCGAATTATCTAATGGTTCTATTTTTGAAATGTATGTAACTCCATTAACAATGGCAGAACGGGATAGAGCCCAAAGATTGTCTAAAGATGATGATAATAACTTTGCTTTACAATTATTGATGACGAAAGCATTAGATGAAACTGGCAGAAGACTTTTTAATGCAGGAGAAATTGATGTATTGAAGAATGAAGTTAAAGATAGTGATTTGCAAAAATTAATGCTTGCAGTTATTACAGAAGAAGAGGAAGTAATCGACCCAAAAGACTAACTGCTGAACTAAAAAAAGATAATTTAATGATGTTGCAATTTGGTGTTGCAAAAGAATTAGGAAAGACTTTAAAAGAGATTAGAGATATGACTTTAGATGAACTAATAGGATGGAGTTCATATTTTGAAGTTATTAATGAACAGGAAGAAAAAGAATTTGAAAAAGCAAAACGAAGAAGATAAGCTAGAATAAAGTAACCTTTTATTGTTTAGTCGTGGCAACTAAAGCAGATATAGAAATTAATGTAAAAGGTTTAAAGAAGGTACAGGAGTTATCAAAACTTTTAGATAAGGTTAGCGGAAAAGTAAATCAACTAAATAAGGGAGGAGGAGCAGCTTCTGAAAAGAAAAATAATAAATTAGAAAGAGAATCTCTAAATCTTCAAGAAAAGAAAAGAGCTTCAATGATTCGAGTTAGAAGTGTTGGAGATCAGATAGCAAAAGCAAAAGCTCAAGGATTAAATGTTGATAAAGCAAGTAGAGCCATAGATAGAGCAGCTTTAGCAAATGCTAAAGGTAAATTTAAAGTAGCAAAAGCACAAACAGAAAAAGCACTTTTAGAATTAAAAACTCAACAAGGAATATCTAGAGAATTAACACAGCAAAAGATACTAAGAAGAAGTGGAAGTCGAGGTGGATTCATGCCAACTGGCGGTGCAGGAGGGGCTGGCGGAGGAGCATTTACAAGTGCATTAATCAGTGGTGCGTTTCCATTACTCTTTGGACAAGGGCCATTAGCTGCTGCTGGTGGATTTGTTGGAGGTTTTGCAGGAGATAAACTAGGTGGCAAAATGGGAGGGTTTGCAGGAGGTTTAGTTGGAACTTCGATCGCTACTGGAATACAATCTTTAATTACTAATATTGAGCAATTTGGTGGAGCATTAGACCCTGTGAGAGGTAATGCTGCTCAAGCTGTACAATCTCTTGGATTTTTAAGTTCTGCTCGAGCAAAAGAAATTCAAATTATTGAACAAACTATAGGTAAACAAGCAGCGTTAAATGCAGCTAGACAAGAATTAGTCGCAGTAGTAGGAACTCAGCAAACTAGAGATTTAATAGAAGCATCAAGAACGATTAAAGAAACACAAAATAGAATACAAGAAAATTTTAAAAAAGTAATGGCTAATGTTGCTAAGTTTTTTAGCGATATTACTACAGGAGGAATGGTACAGACAGGACTTGTTAATGAAGGAATAATAGCTAATCCTACCGATGAAAGAGTAACTCAATTAATACAAGCTGAGAAAGCATTAGAAAAATTAAATTTACAAGGATTAGATTCAAGACTTGAAGGATTTGTAGAAACTAAACCTGGTTCGTTTCTCGGTAGTGATACTAGATTTACAGATAAAGGGAAGGAAGAAGTAAAGAGATTACGAAATCTTATTAAGGAGTTAAGATCAGAAGTTGCATCATTAGGTGTAGATGCAAAAATAGGCAACATAGTTAAAGACATTAATGTAGATTTTCAAGAACAGATAGATATTAGAAAATCTGCTCAAAAGTTAGAAGCTGATATCCTCGCTTTAAGAAAAGATGGTGTTAATCCAGCGATAGCAAAAGAATTAGCCCTGTTAAATAAAGTTAATAAAGATACAATTTCTGGATTAGAAGCGGAATTAAAGTTAAGAACTGACAACTTAGTAAATATTACAGACCCAACTAAACAAGATCTTGAAAAACAAGCTCTTGATCGGTTGGACGAAAGAATACAAAAACTTAAAGACTCAAATAAAGCACAAATAGATGGAATAAAAGCTACTATGCTAGCGAATATAGAAGCAAAAAAACTAAATGAAACTTTTCAAAAATTAAATGAAACCATAAGAAATGATATAAAAGAAGGAATTAAAGGATTAATTAAAGGAACGTCTACTCTTGGCGATTTATTAAATAATGTTGCTGATAGATTTTTAGATTTGGCCTTAAATCAAGCGTTGTTTGGAAGTGCGTCAGGAACTTTTAAAAAAGGTGGAGGAGGAGGAATTTTTGGGGCTATTGCTGGCATGTTTGCTAATGGAGGTAGACCACCAGTAGGCAGACCTTCAATAGTAGGAGAGAAAGGCCCAGAATTATTTGTACCAAGATCATCTGGAACGATTGTGCCAAATAATAAACTTGGAGGTGGCGGTAGTACGAGTGTTGTTGTTAATGTAGATGCATCAGGTTCAGATGTTCAAGGTGATGATTCGGGAGCAAAAGAACTTGGAACGCTTATCTCTGTTGCAGTTCAAGGAGAACTTATCAAACAACAAAGACCTGGAGGGCTACTTGCTAGTATTCGCTAATGGCTACTTTTCCTAGTTTCGATCCACAATACTCTGCTACAAAACGTAGTCAGCCAATACAGCGAATAACGCAGTTTGGTGACGGCTATCAGCAGCGTACATCTTTTGGATTAAATCAAGATTCTAAAGTTTGGAATCTTACCTTTAATGTTAAAGATAGCGATGCAGATACGATAGAAACTTTTTTAGAAGCCAGAGGAAAAGATGGTGCTTCTTTTGATTGGTCTCCTCCTGATGAAACAACAACTTATAAATGGATAGCTCAAAGTTTTAGTAGAGAGATGTTTGAGTCGGACAGAAGCAGGATAACAACAACTTTTCAACAAGTATTTGAACCCTAATGGCAGTACCAGTTTCAGCATTACAAGAAATAAATCCTGGAGCAATAATAGAATTGTTCACTTTAGAACTTATTGCAAATTTACATGGATCAGCCACAGTCTATAGATTTCATAACGGTTCAAACATGAATGCTAATGGTGAACTTGTATGGAACAGCAACACATATCAAAGATTTCCTATTCAATGTGAAGGATTTGAATTTACAGGAACAGGAACTTTACCTAGACCAACAATATCTGTCAGTAATATCTTTGGAACGCTTACTGCCATCATGCAAAACGTAAACCAGACAACAGTTGGTAATGATCTGAATGGTGCAAAATTAACAAGAATTAGAACTTTAGCTAGATATTTAGATGCTGTAAACTTTACGGGCAACACAAATCCTTATGGAACACCTGATCCATCGGCAGAATTTCCTAAAGAAATTTATTTTCTAGATAGAAAAATTAGCGAGAACAGAGATATTGTTCAATGGGAAGCAATATCAGCATTAGATTTAGTAAACGTAAAATTACCAAAAAGAATAGCAACTAGAGATATTTTCCCTGGCATTGGTACGTTTGTTGGATGACTTGGCAAGATATTGCACTTAAACACGCAGAACAAGATGCACCACATGAAGCTTGTGGTTTATTAGCTGTCTATAAAGGTAAAGAAAAGTATTTTCCCTGTAAAAATTTATCGGAAGATTTAGGTGAACAATTTATTATTGATCCCGATGATTGGGTAAAAGCAGAAGATGCTGGAGAAATTGTGGGTGTTTTTCATAGCCATCCACAAATACCACCATTTCCTAGTCAAGCTGATCTTGCAAGTTGCGAATACTTAGATTTACCTTTTTATATTGTCACTCCAGAAACAAAAGAATGGCATTATTTTGAACCATCTGGCTATAAAAAAGGATTAATTGGTAGACAATGGGTTTGGGATATTCAAGATTGCTGGACTTTGATTACTGATTGGTATAAAGAAAAGAAAAACATAGAAATAAAACATTGGAAACGACCCAAAAGCCCCGAAGAATTTAGCAAATCACCCTTATTTGAATATGCTCTACCTAAATTAGGTTTTATTGAAATAGATGATAATGTTGAAACAGAAGTTGGAGATGTTTTTATTATGGATACAGGATTAGGAACTTTAGATCATGCTGCTGTCTATATAGGAGATCAAACTATTCTTCATCATTGTGTGAAAAGACTTAGTTGCAGAGAAACTTATGACCAAAAGTATATAGAATGGACAAAGAAGAGGTATCGCTATGCTCAGTAAAATTAAAGTTTACGGAAGATTAGCTCGATTTCTTGGAGAGCGTACTTTTGAAGCTGAAATAACAACACCACTCCATGCGTTTAAGTTTTTATTAGCAAATTTCCCCCATTTGGAACGACACATGATGGAACAAAATTATTGTGTCAAACTTGGTAAAGATGAGATTGATGAGACAGAATTATTTAACCCAATAGGTCAACAGGAAATAAAAATAGTACCAGTAGCAACAGGTTCTAGAGGTTTTACAAGAATATTAGCAGGAGCAGCATTGATTGGTTTAGCTGCATTTACAGGTGGAGCAGGGGTAGGATTTTCGGGTTTAGCTTTTAGTGCGAATCCAATAGTTCCTTTAGCAAGTGCAAGTTTTGGATCAGTAGCATTAGCAGCAGCAGGAAACTTTGGTATCTATTTAGCATTGTCTGGAGCAGCACAGATGCTTACTCCTGTTCCTCAACCTCCAGGAGTTTCAGAAGATCCACAATCACAGAACTTTTCATTTAGTGGAGTTCAGAATACATCAAGAGCTGGAACTGCTTTACCTGTAATTTATGGAGAAATATTTGCTGGATCTCTAGTAGTATCAGCAGGAATTGATACAGTACAGATAAAAGGTACAGCATAAATGGGAATTGTTAATCGTTCTGAAGATGATGTAGTAGTAGATTCCTCGCTACCTTCTGATGCCCTATCGAGTAAACAATTTGCGACTATTGTTGATGTTCTTAGCGAAGGAGAGATAGAAGGTTTTCCGTCAGCAGCAGCTTTTACAAAAGGAACAGCTAATTACAATACAGCAGCATTAAAAGATGTTTATTTAGGAAAAACTCCAGTATTAAGAGCTAGTGCCGATCCAACTGCTACTCAACCAACAGATTTTAATTTTAAAGATGTAGAATTTGAACCTAGATTTGGAACATCAGATCAAACATTTATTTCTGGTATTGCCAATATTGAGTCTGAAACAGGTGTTGGGGTCAAGGTAGAAAATGGTACTCCAGTATCACGACAGATAACAAACACAAATGTAAATGCTATAAGAGCAACGATAAGATTTAATTCGCTCCAAAGTTTTGCTACAAATGGAGATGTTAATGGTGCGACTGTAAATTTAAAAATAAAAATTACTCAAAATAATGGAACTACAACAACACCCATAGACGATACTGTAACAGGAAGAAGTTCTTCAGCATATAACAGAGATTATCGAATTGATCTTCCTACTGGACTTAATTTTCCTATAACAATAACTGTCGAAAGAGTAACAGCCGATGCTGCTGATGCAACAAAGTTAAGAGATGAATTTTCATTCCAATCTTTTACTGAAATTATTGATGAGCAAAGACCTTATCCTGATATTGCTCATGCAGCATTAAGATTTGATTCACAACAATTTTCATCCGTTCCAAGTCGGATGTATAAGGTTCGTGGAGTAAAAATAAAGATACCTCATAACGGAACTGTTGATGCAACAACTGGAAGAGTAGTTTATACGGGAACATTTAATGGAACGCTTACTACATCTAAAGTTTGGTGTTCCGATCCAGCTTGGATATTATTCGATTTATTAACAAATGTTAGATACGGATTAGGAGATCATATTACTGAAGCTCAACTTGATAAATATGCTTTTTACAGTGCTTCTGTTTATTGTTCAGAGTTAGTAGATGATGGGGCAGGAGGACAAGAACCTAGATTTAGCTGCAATACAATTCTTCAAGCAAGACAAGATGCTTATGAAGTAGTAAATTCTCTTACTTCTGTAATGAGATCCATAAGTTATTGGAACGCAGGATCTCTTACAATTTCACAGGATAGACCTACAGATCCTAGTTATTTATTCAATTTATCAAACATTACATCTTCTGGATTTGGATATTCTGGTACAAGTTTAAAAACAAGAGCTACTGTTGTTTCTGTGTCTTATTTCGACATGGAAAATCAAGAATTAGATTTTGAAACTATAGAAGATGTAGCAGCAAAAAATAAGTATGGTGTTTTACATAAAAAGATTACTGGTTTTGGTTGTAGTTCAAGAGGTCAGGCCAGAAGATTAGGAAGATTTCTTTTATTTGAAGAGCAAAATTCTACCGAAACAATTAATTTTACTACTGGAATTTCAGAAGGAGTTATTGTCAGACCTGGGCAAGTTATCGAGGTAAGTGATCCAGTAAGAGCAGGATTAAGAAGAGGAGGAAGAATAAAATCAGCAACAACCACGACTGTAACTGTAGATAATACAGATGATACAGATTTAGATGCAACAAACAATCCAACACTTAGCGTTATTCTGTCTGATGGATCAGTAGAAACTAAACCTATTAGTGAAATTTCTGGTGCTGTTATTACAGTATCTTCTGCTTTTTCTTCTGCTCCTAATGCAAATAGTGTTTGGATTTTAAGTAACACCACCTTAGAAACTACTCAATGGAGAGTTGTTAGCGTAACTGAAGATAAGGATAATTATGCAATTATTGGAACGGCATATAACTCAGGAAAGTTTGCATTTATCGAAGATGGTTCTGCTTTACCTACTAGAAATGTAACGATACTAAATGCACTAAAAGATGCTCCTATTATTGATAGTGCAAATCAATTCTTTTATGTAGAAGATCAAAAAGCAAAAGTAAAAATTATTCTTGATTATCAGGCTGTTCAAGGTGTAAGTCAATATCAGGTGCAATATCGCAAAGACAATGGAAACTTTGTCAGTACTATTGTTAATGGAACTGACTTTACAATATTTGATGCTAGTGAAGGTGATTATGAGTTTAGAGTATTTAGTTTAAATGCAGCATTAGAAACATCAGCAGAACCTTCTACTCTTACCAAAACATTCTCTGGAAAGACTGCTGTACCAGCAGATGTTACAGGAGTAAGTGCTGAACAAACAGGAGGATTTGTACGTCTTAAATGGAATAAATCTACTGACCTCGATGTTACTCATGGTGGATTTGTTTACATTAGACACGATAGTTCTAGAACCGATGGAACTGGGACTTTTGAAAACGCTGTAGATTTAATAGAAGCTGTACCTGGAAACTCAACTGAAGCTGTAGTTCCTGCAATTACTGGAGAATACATTCTCAAGTTTCAAGATGATGGTGGAAGATTTAGTAGTGGAGAAGGTAGTGCTGTTGTAACCATTGCTGATACTTCAACTAGTTTATTAGTCCAGACAAGAAGAGAAGATTTAGATACTCCTAAATTTCAAGGTGTAAAAGTTAATACTGCTGTAGATGAAGCTACCGATGCTCTTAACTTAGCTGGTGTTGGTTTATTTGATGATATTGGTGGCAGTATTGCAGGAACATTTGATGATGTTGCTTCATTGGATGATATAGGAGGAAGCTCACCTTCTGGAACGTATGATTTCAAAGATACTTTAGATTTGGGTGGTATATTCAGTCTTGATTTAGTAAGACATTTTAAAACTGAAGGTTTCTTCCCATCAGATTTATTTGATGCAAGACAATCTGCCTTTCCCACTACTGGTAATTTTGATGGAACAGAAGCTAATGATGTAGATGCTCAATTATTTGTAAGAAGAACACAGGATGATCCTACTTCTGGTTCTCCTACTTATACATCTTTTGAACCTTTTTCAAGTGGTACATTTAAGGCAAGAGGTTTTCAATTTAGGACAGTCCTTACAAGTGCCGACCCAGATCAGGATATTAGAGTATTTGAATTGGGATATACTGCAAAAATAGAGGCTAGACAAGAGATAAAAACAAATATTACTCAAAGTGCAGCAGCCACAGCATATACTTTTGATAATACATTTTTCACTGGAACGGCAGCTTTGTTAGGAGCTAACAGTAATCTACCGTCAGTAAATATAACGGCACAAAACTTAGCTTCTGGTGATTATTTTGTTATAACAAATCTTTCTGGAACGGGATTCACCATAGATTTCAAGAATAGTTCCAATGCTTCGATTGGTAAGAATTTTTCCTATACGGCTGTCGGTTTTGGAAAAGGGTAGTACAATAAGATCAATGTTATTTCTAAATAATGGCTAGACCAGGATCGACCACTAGCGTAACGGGTAATAATTTTAATACTGATAACGGAACAGGTGCTGCTGTCCGTGCAAAACTTAACGAAATATTTACAGCATTAAGGACTTTAAATAGTGCCAGTGGAGATCCATCAGGAGCAGCAAACTTAGCTGTCTATCAACCTCATATTGATACTTCAAGTAACTTATTAAAAATAGCAACGGCAGTTTCAGGAGACACTGGTACGTTTAAAACGATAGGAAATATTAGTTTAGATAATTTAGGTCATGTTGTAGCAGCAAGTCCTACGATGACAGGTGACGTTACAATGTCATCTACTGGATTTTTAAGAGTACCGCTTGGAACTGATGCCCAACAACCTGGGCAGTCTGGTCAACCAACAGCAGCAATAGGACAACTAAGATATAACTCAACTCAAAATAGATTTGAAGGTTATAAAAATACAGGTTGGGGAGAAATTGGAGGAGGTGCTGGAGCTACTGGAGGAGGAACAGATCAGGTATTTGTTGAGACAGGCCAAACTATTACGGAAAATTATACTTTATCTACTGGTAAAAATGCGATGACGGTATCGCCTACAATAAATACAGGTAAAGAAGTAGTCGTGCCAAACGGGGCAACTCTTGTTATTCTTTAATTATGAGCTTAGAACTATCAGGAACAACACCAGCGATTAAAGGAGTAGCTGGATCTGTGGCTGCACCAGCCATTACTGGTGATGATGCTGATACAGGAATAAGTTTTCCTTCTGCTAATACCATCAAGTTTTCAACTGGTGGTGTTGAAAGATTACAAATCACTAATTCAGGTTGTTCAGGCACAGGTCTTGGTAAAATTCTTCAAGTCGTTAGTGGTATCGCAACAAGTCAAGCATCACAGGCTTCTAGTGGAACATCATTTACTGATACAGGTTTAACGGCTTCAATTACACCTTCAGCCACTTCTAGTAAAATACTTGTAATGGGTTATGTATCATATAGTGCAAGAACAACAGCAGGACAAAATGGAAGCATGGAATGGAACTTTGCAGTTTGTGATGGTAGTAATAATATTTTAGATGGTACAACTGCTGAAACTGATGGATATAGAATTAATGAAGCATATATCCTTGGTGGTAAACATCCAATAAATTTCTTACATTCACCTAGTACAGCGAGTGCATTTACTTACAAGATAAGAATGAACGCAAGAAACTCTAACAACACTATGACTTTATATTCTCAATATGCAGGTGCTCATAGTAGTCGAATTGTATTAATGGAGGTTGCAGGTTAATGGCCTTAGATCACGAAGCTATTTATAAAGCATACGCTGGAACAGTTGTCAGTATTGATGATTTAGTTGGAGCGTTTGATAAAGATGGAAAGTCTGTAACTCTTGACCAAAGCAAAATAGATGCTGCACGAGCCACATTAAATGCTGAATATGCAGCACTTGAATATTCAAGAAACAGAGTTGCAGAATATCCAAGTATTGAAGATCAGCTAGATACGATTTATCATAGTGGTGTAGCTGGTTGGAAAACTACAATTAAAGCTATCAAAGACAAATATCCTAAACCATGAGCAAAATATCACTTAAACACTCAGGCGGTAATGTTGTTTCACTCAACTCACCAACCAACGCTCCAAGTGCAGCAGACGTAGCCTTTAAACTACCAAATCAAGACGGGAGTGCCAATGAATTTTTGAAAACTGATGGGTCAGGTAACTTAAGTTTTGGTACTGTAACAAATAACAATACTTTTGTAAAACTTTCTAAGACAACAATTACAAGTAATACGTCACAAGTAGATTTTACTAATTCAATTACAGGTGCATTTGATACATACAAAACGTATGCAGTTACCATTACAGGTCTTGTGCCACAGAATGATGATTACACATTACGAGCAAGAAAATTTGATAGTAATGGAATATATACTGGAGCAGAACAGCATACTAGAGTAGTAGAAAATGGAAGTTTATATTCTTATCCATCAGATGATAATTTTGTATTAATACGACAAGGTATAGGAAATAATTCAAGTGGTAGTGAAATTTATGAAAATTTTAATGGAATATTTTATTTTTTTAATTTTGCTGCTAATAACAGATTTTCAGTAATGAGTAACTGTGTCTATAAAAACGCCAGTTCCGATACAACATTTACTACTATGGGCGGTACCACAAATGTTACAACTGAAACGACAGGTATAAGATTTTATATGTCTTCAGGTGATATCTCAACTGGAGAATTTACACTTTATGGAATAGCATCATGACACGTTATAAAAATATAAATAGCGAAAGAATCGCTTTCACAGCAGCAGAAGAAACTGCAAGAGATACAGAGGAAAAGGCAGCAGTTACAGAAAAAACTGCAAATCAATATAGATTTGATAGAACTATTTCTGGTACGAAAACTTACCCACAAATTCCAGAACAACTAGACCAACTTTTTAAAG